TCCGAGTTCATAAGCTGGGTCGAGAAGCACTGGCAGACCTTGTTCGGAAGATACACCAAACTCGAGGTGCCAACCGACCCAACTGAGCAGGACAAACTCGTGGCCGACTGGATAGCAGGCAGCAACTCATCGCCTTCGGTCAAGCGCAGAATTGCTGAAGCCTGGCAGGGACTTCGCGATTCTGGTCTCGATATGCATTCCCATATCCCACCAGACTTGCTTTATGAGTGGACCAAACGTGATTGCAACGTTAAGGTGGAAACGCTGAACAAAGACCAGTCTGGCCATCCTCGCCAGATCATGGGAGCCCAGCCACAGTTCGTGGCTCTCGTGGCCCCCTTTGTCAAGATGCTCACTGGCCGCATTAAGCGCAAACTTGGCAGTGGCCCATTGCTCTATGCTCCTGGCACTTCTGAGCAGTTCGTGGCTGAACTCACCATGCGTGACAGATGGGACAACCGTGCCAAGTCTGATTTCAGCGCGTACGATAGCCGCCAAGCCTCGGACATGGGCCGTTCTGAGGTTAAGACGATGCGCCATTATGGCCTACCCAGGGCTCCACACGAGCTCTTGACGGCCAACCTCGCGGGCATCCATGGTGGTAGTCGTCAAGGGGTGAAGTTCAAGGTCCCGTACACAAGGCAGTCTGGCGATCCTCACACCACCAACTGCAACACCACTTGGAACCTCGCCGCTCATTCTTACGTCTACTGCAAGGTCAGGAACTGCAGTCCCAAAGATATGGATGTTTTGTTCATAGCTGGCGGCGATGATGGCCAACAGAACTACAACGGTCCACGCATAGATTTCCAAAGTGAACTGGCTGCCATAGGTTTACCGTCGGAAACGTGCCACGTTGATGATCCCGCCCTCCTCGAGTTCTTGTCGTGTAGGCTAACTCGCACTTCTCGTGGTTGGTGCTACATCATCAAGACAGGTCGCCTTTTCGTCAAATTTGGGCACTCTATCCGTGCACGCGAAAACCCTCGAGCCATACTTAAGGGCGCTGTTAATTCAGTTCGCGCTAACCTAAGCGGTTCTCCCATTGGCCGCTCTTTGGTTCGTACATGGGACCGCCTGTGCGGTGATGTTGACCCCATCTCTTACCAAGATGAGCCTTGGAAGATGTCTAGTTGCCACACTGGTGATCCCAATGATAAGACTTGGGCTGACCTGTTTGTCCAGTATGGTTGGACTAAGGAGCTCCAGGATGTCCTTGACCGTGACCTCGATAAGGTCACGAGCATTGGTGAGCTTTTTGACTCACCAGCTATGGCCCATATCGTCGACGTCGATTCTGGCCGCAAGGACTATGCTGTCCCGCGACTCGACGAGTCTGCTCCGGGTGTCGGGCGCGTGGATGAGGGAGACGAG